TATTTACTACTTGTGGAATATATTTAATACGTTCTTCAAAATCTGTATCCATTAGATTTTGGCCATCAATATAAATTACATCAAAGATACGCCATCTTAATGGATTATTTTTTTGACGCTCGCGTGCTTTTGGCGTTAGGCACCTAAGCACACTACCAATATCTTTATCTATATCACCATCACGATATACTTCACCAAGAATTACAGTATCTCCATCTTGGAAAGCATTTACAACAGCGTCCCAAAAAAATACTTTATCTTGGATTTCGCCGTAAGTTCCAGTATTTTTAGAAATACCGCGTGTTTGAAGTGCTTTGCGCTCCGCAGTAAGAACCGCGCGACTCCAATTTCCATCGTACTTTTGACCAAAAAGATAATCTCCGCTTTCACTTAAACGTTCAAGTTTCATGCGTTTATCTTGTGGTGAAACGGTACTTTGGATTGACCAGTACTTCATGGGTTCCATAGTAAATAAATCCATAATTACTCCTTCATTAAATCTTCAATAATTACATCAACTGAATCTTCAAGGGCTTCAAGCCCATCACGATTTTCAATAATATAATCAAATGCAAATTTATCTAATTGTGTTTCACTGATATGACGCAGTTGCTCTGCTGTCATATTAGGATTAACATAAGCAGTTCCATCTGGATTATAGCGCTCAATACGAATTGCACATACATCACTGTTATAATGGCATACACGCTCATATTCATTAATGAAACGCCAATCGGGAATTAATGCAACATCAAAATCATCTTTTGATGCATCAATAAATTTTGCTACAATATTAGCCCAATAATCTGGCTCATATGCGCGCATCATTTCGGTGCCAATTGTTTGCAATAGTTTACGGCCGGCTTCATCCTTTTCGCCGTCCCACTTATAATAAATGAGGGCGTAAAATTTTACTAAATCAGCGAAATGAATAGTTAGTACCTGATTATTTCGTGCTTCTAATTTTTGAGCAAAGGCGTTTGCTACGGCATCTTTTCCAGAGCCGCTTTTACCGCTTATCATTATCACTTTCATTCATTATCTACCTCATACGCATATTAAAATAGAAACGAACAAACTCTTGTTCATTTTCGGGGCAAGCGTTTGTATAATTATTAAGTAGTTCTGCCATTTTTGTTGGGTTTAACTAACTGGCGATATTAAAAATCATTTCCGCGCCCGCTTTTGTTGTATCTGAAATATCGGTAAAAATTTCAACCATGTTCATTCTCCTTCATTACCTTAGAAAGTGCGTCAAAAAATGATTGAACTTCTTCTTGCGTTTTTAAAGTAATTTTTCTAATCGCGCGACCGCGTTGCCGTTCATCATTATCTGGCATGTTGAAGATATAATATTGTTCTTCATCTTCTTCTGGAATAATACGAGAACATAAATGCTTTCCGGTCTTTTTACTCAATACTTTTACTATGGTATTATTTTTTAGATGAGATATTTCTACTTCACGACATTCTGGTTTTATTTCAGCCATGAAACCGACATATTCATCACGTCCTACTCGATAAATTTCGTTATCCATATTAACCTCTATATTCTTGTTTTAATGCTTCTGATTGCGCCTGGGCTAGGTCATCGCAGCATTCATTCCAATAGTTACCTGCATGGCCAGTTACTTTTCTAAAATCATACCAAAAATTATCAAAATAAGGCACAATTTGATACCATAAATCTTGATTGGCAACTGGCTCTCCTTTTGAATTGACCCATCCGTTTACCATCCATCCATGATACCATTCTTGTCTATAACAGTTAATGGCGTAAGCAGAGTCACTATAAATAATAATTTTTTCATTGGTGCGGCGGGTAGCGGAAGCATATTTCAATGCTTCTACGATTGCGGTTAATTCCATACGCTGATTTGTTGTATCCTTTTCGCTACCCGCCCGCGCCTCAATTTGTTGACTATCTTGTACCGCAATAAAGCCCCAGCCACCGAATGTTAGCTGGCCACGTTTTTTTAATGAACCATCTGTATAAATTTCCAGCGACAAGACTTTTTCTTTACTGCGACGTTCTTCCATTTACTTGCTCCTTATTCCTTTTCTTATATTATACTATAAAAAAATAAAAAAGTCAAGTAATTATTCGGTTATATTTTCTTCTGGTTGTTTTAATTCTGGTAGACCAGCAACGCTTGTTAATAGACTTAATATACCAGCTAAGACAGAAGCAGATGCAACCATTACCCAATTTACTTCTGATATAACTGCGCTTGTTCCTATTGTAGCGACAGCTGTCTATGCGACTGTTTTTAGTGCGCGTATTCCCGCGGCTTTAATCCATTCTTTCATAGTAATTCCTCCTTATAGAAAATCATTTTTCATTTGGCGTTCGGCATATAACTTTTTAATATACTCATACTCTGCTTCAAAAACACCGTTTTTATCGTGTGTTTTTGCGAGTAGTTTTGTATATTTATCATTTAAAGTCATTATATGCTAATATTCATCTTTTGTGTGCTTCCTGCCATTGCGACATGAGTTTGCAAAATCTAAAATTTCCCAACGAATACGGTCTTTTTCATTTTCTTCTATTTCTTTATGAATTGCTGCTAAGTCATCTTCAATTCGCGAAGTTAATTTACGACCAAGCCATTTAAACGCCGAAGATAACGGATTCCATTTAATAGGTGTAATTTCAATAAATAAAGATAAGATAACAATAATTTTCCAAATATTGGACCATATCCAATTGAGTACTTCCTGCTCCATTGACACCACCTCCCGTCTGCCTAGATAATATGTATTAAAATAACAAAAAAAATGCGGCGTTTAACGCCGCATCTTATGATAAATTAATGTCTATTAACTTTTCTATATTATGTGCTAATTTTTCTGTATCATTAATTTCATGGTCGTAAAAACCAGTGGCAATTAAATTACAGCAATCTAGTATAAAAATACGTCCAGAAGCGAACACTCCTGTGTCCATGTTAATTTTGTATCCAGTATATTTATCGTCAAAATCGCCACGATATTTCAGCGGATGTGCCTCATGAATAGGCATTCGGCCGCCACATCTTTTAGGCATTGCTGGCGTGGGGGTATGACCATGAATACAGATTCTATTGGGGGCCCATCCATAATCAAAGGCAGTTCGATTCCATAAAATACTTTCCATATCAAGTTCATTTTTTTGTTCTCTGGTAAAACTTGGATATACCCCACCAGCATGACAGAAATCAATGTTTTTATATGAATATGTTAGAGGAAGTGAGTTAATTCGTTCTACAAATTCTTCTTTTCTTGGTTCTTTCAAAAGCCAATCAATTAATGTTTCTTTGCCACCGTTATATAAATATATTTGCAATGCTGGATATTTATTATCAAATATATTTACGCCCTTTAAAATACGTGTTATAGTTTCTAAAGACATGTTGCCATAAGCAGGAAAATGTTCCATAAATTCTTTCGCAGCTTTAACGAACATATCTTCATGATTACCTTTTAAATAAATTATATTTTCACTATTTAAAAGAACTTTCATAATTTCATATCCATAGATTCCGCGATCACAGGCATCACCGCCGAAAATTATTGCACAATCTGGGTCTAATGTATTACAATAATTTATAATATAATTACATAAATGTAAGTGGCCATGTATGTCTGTGAAATAAAAAACTTTATTCTTGGAACCAATTTCCGGCTTTACAGAGGGCATAGATAAAGAGCGCGACTGTGACTCCAATACAGGTCCAAACAATCCAAGTCATTCCTCTCTCTCCAACTTTCTAATCTTACGAAGAATCTTATTACCAATTTTATTATTGTAAAATCCGCGCTTCATAATTAGATTATAACGATATTCAAGTGCCTTAATTTTGTTTTCCTTATTCATATTAATACCTCATATTATCATCATTTAATACATAGCAAACTAGTACAATTAGAATTAAACCAAGGAGTATAGTCGTCATTAATATTCCTCCTCGCCATATATATCCGCAATATTGCGCCAATCAATATCTTCTTTGTTTAGAGAGGAATAGTCAAATTTATCAGAAAGTTTCCAGCACATACAATACACTGCATCTTCGCGCTGCTCTTCAATTGCATTGGCGATATACTCTTCTCTTGCTTCGGCAGATAAAAACTTACCGTCCTCTTCTTCCTGGTCAGCCCAGCATTCAGCATTTTCTTTATAAGAGTTATAAAATTGGCAATAAGAATCAATTAAATCTAATGACATTTCGCGGCCGATAGCAATTGCTTCTTGTACATTAGCACAATCTTCAATAGTCCAATCTTCAATACCATGCTCGCCCCGATACATATCTTCCTGCGCGACAATCAAATAATTAGCCATTTTCTTTTTCCTCTTTCTGACTTTCTTTTTCCATTGCGTCTGCGATACGTTCAAGTGCACTTGCGATACGTTCTTCTGGTGTCTCATCAATAATGGTATACATCTGATTAAAGCGACGGACGAACTCAAAGTAAGTCATTTTTCTACTTCCTTTCCTCTTGATATATTAATTATACTATAATTTTAAAAAAATGTCAAGAAATTAATCTTGACATTTTTTATCTTCTTCCCAAGGTAAGATACATCCATTACAGGCATGTATCCAATTCATTGATACTTCCGCGGCTATATCGCCAGAAAAAACTATATCACAAGTTCTACTTAAATTATCATATGAATTAATTTTAATTATTCCTTTATAACCATTGGGCATATAAATCCAAGCATACCAGATTATTTTAGACATGGGATTATTCTGTAATTTCTGGAATATTTAGGATTGACATGGCATTATCTGTGGATACGGTAGGAAGCTTACCATTCCATTGCTTAATCCAGTAATATTTAATTAGTTCGTCGCTTAGTGCTTCGGCAATACGCTTATTCTTTTCGGCTTCTTTTTCGCCAGCATATAGCGCGGCCTCGGCCTGAATCTTTACGACTTCAAGGTCTGCCTGCGCGGCGATTTTGGCCTTCTCTGCTTCGGCATTAGCAATAATAATGGCACGCTTTGAAGCCGCTTCTTCTTCCATAGTCATGCGTTCCTGTTCGGTCTGTGCTTTCTGCTTTTCCTGTGTAGCAACCTGCTTTGCTTCAACAGCATTAGTAAAAGCATCAGAGAAGTCTACATCTTCAACCGCGACGGATAAGATATTAATACCTTGCTGCGCCAGCGCGGATTTTAGTAAATCAGCCATTTCAAGAGATAGATTATTTCTATTCACAATAAGTCCTTCGGCGGTATATTTGCTAATAACGCTTTTTACTTCTTCTGAAATGCGTGGCATTACTAGAATATTTAGGTAATTTGTACCTACTTCACGATATAGATTCATCGCTGTACTCTTATCAATATTTAGGTTTACAGAGCCAGAGATAGATACTTCCTGAATATCAGACGAAAATGCCTGCATAGTAAATGGAACACGTTGTTCGCGGTTGTCCATTGTAATTACCTTATCCCAAGGCGCGTGGAAATTAATGCCGGCGTCAAGGGTTACGTCATGAACTTTACCGAATGTCGTTACAATACCAGTATAGCCGGTAGGGACATAAGAAATGCATGAAAAACTAACCAACACAAGCGCGAGAATAAATGCTACAACTCCACTTACTCGTACTACTGCCTTATATTCTGCTTCTGTTTTTATTACTAGGGCAACAATAGAACCAATTAGTAAAAGAATACCGATAATGAAAATAAACATAATTACTCCTTATTAAAAATATAATATTTGTCGTTTGAAATATAAATCTTTGAACAAAAATCTGGTTTGATAATATCTACTCGTCCATTATTTGTCTCAATCTTATTATCTGTATAATTTAATTGAGTAAAGACAAGATTAATATTTGAATTATTATTATATGTCGCGGCATCTTTCTGAATACGCTGATAAAGCGTATTCAAATCAATGCGGCCAAATCGTAGAGAACCTTGCCATTCATTTGGCTGATTAACATTATCAACAATGCTGGGGTTAATATCTTCTTTATTGCACTCAAACTCCATTGGTCCAGCGCCATGCCGTGTCATATAAGTGCGCGAAACATAGAATAGTTCGGGCGTACAATTTAATTTATTAATATCATGTGTAATATTATACATTCCCACACTGGAAGGAGTTAGGTGCGGAAAATCATCCATATTAGTTTGGTCAAGTAGTAGTCCTTGCCCGCCTTCATAAATAATTGTATCATACTGATGATTTTTCACTAAGTCGTCAAATGTGATAATCTTACAATTACTCACAATCCACGCGACTGCTCGCATGAACATATCAATATTATATAATGTATCTTTTTCTGTTGGATGGCGTTGCTCAATTTCTTTTAATTTAAAGTACAGATTATATGGACTACAAAAATCATTAATTACAACATTATCTTCTAATTTTTTACTACGTTTTACCGCGGCGAATAGACCTAATCCACATGAGCCATGGCGCTTGTCACCGCGGTCTTTTTCTACCTTGCGATTTTCCATGACGTCGCAAGGTAGAATCACGCGACAATTAGGGTCAATATATACACGAGACTGTGTAAGCCAAACTGCAATTGGGTCTACGACGAACATATGGTGATAATAAGTATCACTACCAAACTCTTCGCCGGCGGCTAGACAATGAAGTACTTTATTTCCAAAAGAATGCGCTCTTTGTACTGTGCCATTATAAAATACAGTGAGAGACTTCTTATTTTCCTGCTTTGCTTCGCGCGCGAGATTTGCCGATACCAATCCCTTACCCTCGTCGCCATAATTACTTCCAATTACAACTTTGACTTCCATATTACCAACTAATTCCTTCCTCTGTTACATTAATTGTATTAGTGCCATTTTCATGTTCTGCTACAATTTCACCAATTACCTTTGGTAGTTCTTCACTAGACGCAACAATTAAATGCTGGCCTAGAAGTTCACCCCAAGTGTTTTTAATTGCTTCATCATAGTGTCTATAACTGCTTTCATTGGTAATAGCAATATGATATACATCAAACTTTTCACAGACTTCTTTATAAAGTTCTGGGGTATTAACATCTTGCGCAGGGCACCCAAGTACTTTACTTAAATTATGACCGGGAAGATATGGATTAAGCGGCTCATCACCGAGTGTGATGATAATGCCCTTCTTTCCGCGCTTCCAACAATCAAGTTCGGTATTATGTAGGCCAAAATACCACGCGGCCGTATAGGATTCAAACGAATTGCCGCCGCCACCACCTTCAAAATAAATCTTTGTAGTCTGGTCTAGAATGCGGATGTCGCTTTCAAACTGCGAAGCCTGGATTGGCGCGTCATCATAACTCAA